AGGGCTAACTCCAAAAGCTTTTAAAAAATTAAAAAAGATTTATCCTGTTTTTAAAAAAATAGAAGCTAACCCGACTGTAGAAAATTATCAAAAACAAATAGGTAAGCTAGACAGAGGAGAAAAAGTTACAATTAATGATATTCAAGCATATCTGACTGGCGATGATACTAGGGTTAGATCTGTTTTTGATTCTCCACAGCAAATACGATTTTTAAAATCTTTAGATTTAGAAAATAAATTATCAGAAGAAACAATAGAATTAATAAAAGCACAAAAAGGTCAAGCAGCTGCTAATGTACTTAAACAAGTTAAAGCCACAAAAGAATCTGCAAAAATTAATTTAGCAAAAGTAAACACTAAATCTATCAAAAGAATTAATGAAATATATTCTGCAGATCCTGATGCAACAGCAAAAGATGTTATTGATCAATACTATGGTGATGCCTTACAAAAAGCGTCTGCAAAAGAAAGAAAACAAATGTTAAAAGATTTAAGAAACGATGTAATTACTTATTACAGAGTTGCTACAAAAGCTAGAAAGCCTGTTAAAGGAGTTAGATTGCCTTCAAAACAAAAAGTTGATGATATTTTAACTAGTATTATGGATGCTAAAGGTAAAGATGGCTTTGATATTTATGGCGGATATCTAAGAAATATTTATTCTGACATAGCAGACAGTATTACAAAACCTGGTTTTAAATATATTAGTAAAACATCTTCTTTAAGTAAACAGTTTCCAGGACAACACGTAGATCACTCTGTGGGTCTTAGCGCTGTACATGAAGCAGCCCCAGGATATGTTGAGGCAATACAGATAATACCTAAATCTGTAAATCAAGATAAAGGACGATTGTTAGATAGAGTTGCTACAGGAATAATTAATGATTTTTTTACTGACTCTCCAAATAAACCAAGAAAAATAGGAGATGAAATTTATAATACTTTTGAAGAAAAAGTTAATGCATTTAATACTATATCAAAACAATTTGGAGATGTTAATAATATAGATACTCCATTATTAAGATTTGGAGAACCAGGTAAAGGACCATCACCAAAAGAAACAGTAGAGCATTTTACTGAGTTTTCTGAAGGCGCACAGAAAAACATGATGGAAGTTTGGAACAATCATGGGTTTGTTATTTATACAAAGTCCCATCCCATGGGATCTTCTTTCTGGACAAAAACAAAACCAATGAAAAACATGGGTGGTTTAATTAGTCGTGAGGGTTTTGCTAATGGAACACAAATAGATCAATTTTTAGAAGCGGCTGGTAAAATTCAATTAGGAGATAATTTACCAGTAATCCCAGGCAACGAACCTGATTACAGCGAACTACAAGTTATGTTAGACAATCCTAATGAGTACAACACATTTCCTAAAGGCACATTTACAGAGGAGCTAGACAAAGCAGTTTATGGAACGAATGAGGAAAGAAATCTTTTACAAAAATTCAATTCAATGTTTTTAGATCCAAGAGTCTATCCATACTACGCTCAAAAAATAGGATCAGGCGCAGCCAACATACCAGAACTTGCTTTTAGATTTCCAGCAGCTCTTGCCTATCTTTACGGACAAGGTAATCTTGCTTTAGCTTCAGGTGATTTAGATAGAATAAAAGGGAAAACTTTAATGGAGGCTTTAGAAATATTAGATCCAAAATATACTAGAGAAATAAAAAATACAAAATTTGGAGATGTAATAGGTATATCTGACAAGTCCATGGATGAACAAGATAAAACAGAGGGACAAAAATTTGTTGGAGATACATTTGAACTAGCTGCAGAAGCAGTAGGACCAGCAACACCATTATTCTTATTTAAAATGTTTCCTAAATTACCAAAACAAATTAAAGATTTAGTTGGCACAGCATCCGCTGCGGAAAAAGTAAATAAAGAAATAGAAAAAAACATGGCAGTAGATCAAACAAGAAGAGATTTAATTTTAACTATAGGTGCAGGTGGAGCTGCCGCTGCACTTAAATTTTTAGGATTAGATAAACTTATTAAAGCGCCAAAAGCTACAAAAGCTGTAACATCCGCTGTGAAGTCAGGTGGCACACCACAATACTTTTTTGATTTTGTAGATTTAATAAAAAGAAAAGGAAAAGATGTTTCTGATAGACAAGCGGTAGTTGAGAGACAAAAAGTAATTGAATATAAAGATTACACACTTACCGATACTGATGGATATATAACTGTTAGAAAAACAGATGAAGATATGGGCCGTGATGAAATGATGGAGTACAAACCACCAGAGGGTGTTGTTGATGAAACAACTGGTAGATCTACAGAAGTTCCAGCACAATATGAAGAAGTAACTGCTAAACCAGATGCAAATGATCCTGGTAATTTTGATGCTGATCAAGGCTTTGATTCTATTGATCAGGTTTTAGAAGAACTAGCTAAAGATGGTAAAAAATACACAGTAAAAGAGTTAGAGGAAATGGGTATTAATACTTTTGTAGGCGATGAAATATTTCCTAATAAAGTTGAAAAAGCAAAAGGCGGTATTATAGCAGGTGTTAAATCAGGACCAGCACCAAAATCAGGGCCTACACCTCATGGGTTGCCTTATCTAGTTAAAAATGTTACACCAATCAAGGAGCGTAAATAATGGCAGATATTGACAAAACTCTTTCAGAGTTAGGTACCTCTGTGAAAATTGAAGGACCTGACCAAGAAGTAGAAGTTCAAAAACAAGAAGAATTAACAAAACAACCTGTAGAAATAACACCTACCGAAGATGGTGGTGTTGAATTAGATTTTGATCCTAGCAAAGTAAATATTGAGGGTAATCCAAATCACTTTGATAATTTAGCTGCATTATTACCAGATGAAATTTTAGATCCTATTGGATCAGAAATGTTTCAAAATTATACAGACTATAAAATGTCTAGAAAAGATTGGGAGAAATCCTACACTGATGGGCTTGACTTACTCGGATTCAAATATGAAAACAGAACAGAACCTTTCCAAGGTGCATCGGGTGCCACGCATCCTGTTCTTGCAGAAGCTGTAACACAGTTTCAAGCTGGAGCTTACAAAGAATTATTACCAGCAGAAGGACCAATCAGAACTCAAATTATTGGTAATAGCGATCCACAAAAAGAATCTCAAGCACAAAGAGTAAAAGAATATATGAACTACGAGCTTATGGAAAAGATGGGTGAGTACGAACCTGAGTTTGATCAAATGTTATTTCACTTACCACTTGCAGGTTCTACATTTAAAAAAGTTTATTACGATGATTTATTAGGCAGAGCAGTTTCTAAATTTGTGCCAGCAGATGATTTAGTTGTGCCATACACAGCCACATCTCTTGATGATGCAGAATCAATTATCCACGTAATTAAAATGTCTGAAAATGATTTACGTAAACAACAAGTCGGTGGTTTCTATAATGACATAGAATTAGGATCACCTGCTGTTGTTAGAAATGAAGTTGAAGCAAAAGAAAGAGAATTAGAAGGCACTAAAAAAACTGGAAAACAAGAAGACGTTTATACTCTTTTAGAATGTCACGTTAATTTAGATTTAGAAGGTTTCGAAGATAAGGACGCGGAAGGAAACGATACAGGTATCAGGCTCCCATATATTGTAACTGTAGAGGAAGGTTCGCGAAAAGTTCTTTCTATTAGAAGGAACTATGATCCTAATGATCCAAGAAAAAATAGAATACCTTACTTTGTCCATTTTAAATTTCTGCCAGGACTAGGATTCTACGGATTTGGATTAATCCACATGATTGGCGGTCTGAGTAGAACGGCAACGGTCGCTCTCCGTCAATTATTGGATGCTGGTACATTATCTAATTTGCCCGCAGGATTTAAACAAAGAGGTGTAAGAGTTAGAGACGAAGCTGCACCTATTCAACCCGGTGAATTTAAAGATGTAGATGCACCTGGTGGAAGTAATCAAGGTGCTGCTGTTGGTACAACAGTTGCTTTACTTGAAAGAGGATCACGAGTTATGTCTGCAATACACAAAAGACTTTACACATCTATGAGATCAGAATTTAGATTACTTGCAAAAATATTTAAACTTTATTTACCACCTGTATATCCTTTTGATGTTGTTGGTGGCAGAAGAGAAGTTAAACAAATGGATTTTGATGACAGAGTAGACATTCTACCTGTTGCAGATCCAAACATATTTTCAATGTCACAAAGAATTACGATTGCACAAACAGAATTACAACTTGCAACATCAAATCCACAGATCCATAATTTATATAATGCGTACAGAAAAATGTATGAAGCT